ATGATGAAGTTAGTCCTGTTAAAGCCGTTGAACCACTCAAAGTCATTGAAGTTGACGAATCATATAATATTCTACCCACACCAGATTCATATTGTTTTACAAATAAATTATACTTCATACTACTTGTTGTGTTGTATTCTAATGTTCTGTGTTCTGTTGTGTTATAACCACTACTTGATTCCCTAGTTATACCAACTGACCAAAACTGATTATTGTAAACTGGGAATAAAGATGAAGTAACACTCGCTGTTCCTAATGAACTTGTGATTAAAAATTCTACTTTACCTTTATTATCTGTGGTTGAACCTTGTTCTAATAATCTTACTGCAAATCTTTGGTCTTTGGCTACCAATACTTGATTGGAACTTGAAGCGGCTCTAAATCTAAATTCAATAGTATCTGGTGTTCTTAAACTACCTGATGTTTCTTTCCATTGTGTTTGAATATATTGACTATTTGTAAAATCTAATGCTCTTGTAAATCTTTGTCTAATATCAAATGTTGGTTGATACTCTTTTACATCTGGTCCACCATACTCATTAATTCTTAATAATGTTGGTGGAATACCATAAGAATTAACTAATGCTTCTATTGATTCTTTTGTTCCTTTTCTTTTCAATATGTAAGGCATACTTGACAACACACGACCCCATATTTCTCTTTCAATATCTTTTTCTGATTCCTCTGAATAAACTTCATATGTTGATGAAGTTGCTGAACCACTTAACTGATATCCTTTTATGTATCTATGTAATTCTACTAGTTCTTTACCTGATGGTTGTTTCCAACCGAACGCATCTGATATAGTCCAAACTAAATCTTTTGATAATCCTTCAGTTAATTTTTCTCGTCTATCATAAGTGTCTTCAAATGCTTTAATGTAAATTAAAAAGTTGTCAAAGTAATGTCCAACCATATCTAAAAAATCTACAAATGGTTGATTTTCAGAATCTCTTATAATGTGTTCTGGAATTAAATTAACTAAACGATTTGGATTGTTTTGGTCATAGATAGAAGCGGAAGTTACATTGTTATTATACCAAGTTGTAGCAGAAGAATCTCCTACATTTGCTAGTGTATATGGTTTAGAAGAAGTTGTTTTTGGCCAAGAGTTGTCAAATTGTAATCCAAATGAACTAGATTCTGCTGATGAACTTTGGTAGTATAAATACTTTTCATAATGGTCAAAATTATTTAAAATACCATTTTTTAATTCTTCATTTTTGGCTATTGCTGAATCATATACTGATGATGTTGTTGTGGCTTTTACTGCGAAAGATGCACTTTCTGCTGAGTATGCTTCATATTGTTGTAATTTTGTTCTAAAGTTTTGTAATCTTTTTTCTACCGAACCAAATGTTGAAAAGTTTTTATATTCATTGTAGTCAACATTTATTTCTGCAGATTTACTACCACTTTGTAGTTCGTTAAATAAAGAACCTGATAAGAAATTATTATTAGTATAAATGTCTTCTTGACTTCTTTGTCCAGTTTTTGAATTGTTAATATAATCTATTGATTGTTCTGTTGGTTGTCTTAGTATTGGGTCTCCTAATTCTGCATCTTCAAATGGATATAGTCTTATGGTTTCCCTAATTGGTTCAGACATTTCTTGAACAATGTGAACATTTTGTTTTACTTGAATATTATTTGGAACTTCATTATAAGTTTTTAAAACTACTGAGTGTGGTGCTATTTTTACACTATCAACATCAGTTTGTGAATTTACAATTATTGCTTTTTGATTGTTTCCAAAATCAATCAATGTGTTTAATTTTTTATAATCAAAATTATCATACTTGATAGCCCAATTCATACTTTGGTCAAATGTTTTTGGACTTAATTCATCATTAAGTTTATCACTTAAATTATCTTGTGTAGTTATGATACCTTGTTCAACATCTATATCTACAATTTTTGAAACAAATCCTTGATATAGTTTGTTTGGAATAGTTGAAGCTCCTCCACCACCAGTTCCTGTTCCTGTTCCTGTTCCACTACTATCAACAACTTTCCAATTTCCAGGAACTTCGTATACTTCTTCTCCGGTTGAATCTGGTCCAGATTGTTCTTGGACAAATACTCTTGCTACAATACTCCAATTACCTTCAAAATTTTCAAAATCAAATGTTATACTGGAATTTTGACTTGGTGGTGCTGGATATAACATCTGTCCATTATAACTAATTAAAAATTGATAACCAGTTATTTGTATTCCGGACTCATTTCCTATTGTTTCTACTTCAATAGTTCCTTTTTTAATTGTATCAGTAATGGTAAATGTTTGTAGTCCATTTACAAATGAAAAATTATTCCCGTATTTTAATTTAAAATTCATTAGAAGTTAATTCCTTGTGTTACGAACTCTTGTCCTGGTCTTACACTTTCACCAGCTTCTTTATCTTTGTAAGTTGGTATTACTGCAAATAAATTTGGTCTAAAAATTGTAAACCCTCGTCTTATACCATTTAACTCATAACTTAAATTAAATTCTGCACTATATAATCCACCTTGTAGTCTGTGATTAGTTGGAATAGGTAGTGTTCCTTTTGTTCCACTACCATTATATTTTTGTTTTGATTCTGATTCAAATACATCACCACTTACTAAATCAACACCTTTTAATTTAACTGATAATTCTGGTTGTAAAAAATCTATTTTATTTAAATCTGATATTGTTGTGTTGATTTGAAAAGGAAATCCGTGAACACCTGCTGTTTTATAACCCATTATAAAAGCTCCGTCAAAAAGTAAAAGTCCACTATCTTGTTTAGCATTCTCTGCTAATTCTACTAAGTCAGAATCGTTACCACCATCTGTATCAGCTGCTATTTTGTTAAATGTATCTCTTTTACTAATGTTGTTTGAAGGGTCTTGGTCTCCACGATTAATATATCCATCTCCTGGGCCATACTTTGTATTAGCTCCTTTACCACCTATTGTTATTTGAAATCCGTCATTATCTTTATTTAAATTTGTTAAATCCATAATTTCAAATGCATCATTGATAACAAAATCACCACCAATCATATCTTTGTCTAATTGAATAGAACTATTAGTTCCAAGTGTAAATTGATTTGTTTGATTTGAATTTGGGTTATCAAAATTTACTACATCTTCAGTTGTATTAGCGTAAGTTACAAGTTCTTGTTCTGATAGTGCACTAAATTGTTTTTTATATTGTTCATTTTTTATCGGTAAAGTTGCTAATCTTATTTCTTTTTTACTATTTGATATTTGGTGAATATAGTATTTATAGTCTATTTCTCGTAGTGGTTTTCCTGTTGTTCTTTCAACAACACTACCATCAATCAACACATCAAATTCACCATTATAAATTTCGTTATTTTGATTTACTAAAACTGATTCACTACTCCCAGCTACTTCCCTTAAAAAATTAAATTCTACTTCATAATCTCCGGAAAAATATCCATTTCTTCTCATTATAATTCCTGGATTTATTTTAAACTCACCACTTCCGTCAATGTATTTATTTGTTTCATTAAGTCTTATGGAATCTAATAATGTTCCATTGGTGTTAAAAATATTCATTTCAATATAATCTCTTGATGATTTACCAAACTCTGTTCCTTCTTCACCACCAAGTGTAGTTTTTTTACCTAATGAGATTATATCATAATCTGTATCGGATATTTTTGCTTTATATTTTTTATTTAAAAAGTGTGCCATAATTAACCTGCATTGTAAATCATTGGTGAACCTAATGGAATTGTATCTAAATCTTCTCTTTCAACTACTAAAATTTCTAATTCAATGTATGAAGATAAAAGTGTTCCTACATAAGAATTAAGAATTTCTTGTGTTGGAAATTGTCTTCTAATATTATTTTGTAAATAATAAACTTGTAAATAATTATCAATTTTTTCTTCGTCTGTGCTAACTAAAACTTCATTCCAACCATTTGGTGCTATTATATCACCATTAACTAAATCAATTGTATATCCGTTAGTTCTTTCATCTGGAGTTTTTCTTGATGGTGTTAATAATGTTGGTGTTACTATCGTTCCATCATCATCTACATTTTGAAATAATCTTGGTTCTAATACATTGTCTTGTGGTTGATTAGCTAATCTAATGGTGGGTAATGATGTTGGTTGATTTACCAATTCATCTATCGTTGTATCTATTGTTAAATTAAATTTTTCACCTGATGAATAAACTGGATATTGATTTGGTTTAATAATATTGTGGTCTTCTCTATCTAATCCAGCTCTTTTAAATGGTTCATTTAATCTAACATCATCATCAATATTTTCAAAACTTATTAAAACACCATTTTCATCTACGATATGATTTCTTGTTTCATTGTCAACTTGGTCTTGTTGAACTTCATCAAGATAAATATTGTATTCGTTCTTTCTTGCTTCCTTTCTGTTTTGATACCATTGATAGTTTTCTAATTCTTCTCGTGTATAAGGCATTTGTTTACCTCGTTATTTTAAATATGTGGTCGTTATCTACGATATGTTCTACTCTTGTGTTTCCACTACCACTAACTACTTTGTAAAGAAAACGATAGTGTCTTTCTGGTTGAAACGCATTTAAGTCTAATCTGAAAAAGTTTCCTGTTCCATCACAACTTAAATAAGAACCGGTTGAAAATGGAATAATAACATCTTCTGATAAAGCATCTCTAACTGAATATTGACTTTGACTTGGAATAAATTTCACCGTTAGATTTTGTGAACTTGTTGAATAAGTTCTTGTTGGAAATCTTTCACGACCATATACTCTAAATTTAACTTTTGATTTTTCTTTATATTCTTCTCTTAAACCTGACATATAAACCATAACTTCATCAACATCATCTGCGTCTAATGTGGATAGTGAACCAGTATTAAATACTGAATCATCATATTCTACTTCTAACTTTGGTGGATAAATTGTGTGTGTATCTCGTGAGAAGAATGCAAAATGTCCAAGTCTTTCTGTGCTTCCTTCGTCTAATGATGAAGAAGTATTACCAATACTACCTGAGCGTTTTACCATAAATCCTTCATTAGCAATAGAACCACTTAATTGAAGTTTAACGATATTAGTTACATCCATTCTCATATCAGTTGTTTCGTGATTAAATGATTGTGATGCTTCATATTGATTAAACCAAGTTCCACCTGTATTATTTGAACCACTTACCCATTGTGTTCCTGTTGTTTCTCCGTCACGATATCTCCAAGAACAACCTTCAGTAGTTGCTGGTTGGTCAAAGAATCTACCATCACCTTGAACCCAAGATTGACTAACTGGATAAGCAAATAATGATTGACTTGTTGTTAATTCTTTCGAATTGGCATCATATAAATTTAAATAGTATCTTGCGTTTTCAGGAATAATTCCTGCAACAATTGATGATGATATATCTGATAAATCAAATTTTATTAAAGTTCTTGAAACATTTACAACTGAACCATCAGCGTTCATATCTTTACGAACCTCTAATATTTCGTCCAGTCCGGTATTTCTACTTTGAGTAGCACTACCTTCGTAAAGTGTTGCGTCTTTTTCTGCAAATGTAAAGAAATGCATTATTAGTATCCTCCTTGATTAGTATTTGTTCCAATAACTTCTCCACGAATATCTTTTAGTGGAAACTTAACTTCAAATATACTTGGGTCTAATGACGGGTATAGAATTCCATTTTTTAGAGCTCCCCCAACATCATATCCATTACCACTATATCCTTGAGATGTTCGATATTTATTTACTATGTTAATATCCGTTACTGAAGCTACACCATCTACTAATGATATTTCATATCCTAAATCACTCAATACTATTGGTTGATTTATTTGCCAATTATCAATGTTGAAAAATTCTGATACTCTTTCATTTACTAACCCAAGAACTTGTTCTTGTGAGAAGTTTGATTTAGTAATGATTTTATAATCAACACCTATATTAATTACATATCCGTTTTTAATATTTACCGCATCAGTAATTGGTCTAAATCTTGATAGATAAGTTTTTAAATTTTGTTTTACTGCATCATTTACAAGTGATAACTTTCTATTAGAGTTATATCCCAATACATATAGGTTTAACGCTAATGGATTAGGTATTCTGTTTTGTATTTCTGAAAGTGGTTTACCAACATCTTCTTGTGATATTGTATAATTTGATTGTGGTGTTCCATTTAACTGGTCATCTTGAACTATGTAAGCTTTTGCAATGTTTCCATATTTGTCAGGTAATGCATAAGTTCTAATGATGTAGTCTTCTTTGGTAACTGCTCTACCTTGAGCTTGGAAAAACGCTTTTATGTTTTCTCTTAATTCGTCTACACTTTCTGCTCCTAAACCACCTGATGAAGCTTCTGGATTAGAAATTCTAACTGATTGTTTTACGGTATCTAATGTTGATTGACTTAAGTTAGTAGAGTCTATTTCTAATGTGATACCAGCAATCTTATTGATTTCATCAACACCAACATTGTCTTGAACTCCACCACCATATTGATAAGAAATTGATAGTGTTGTATTGGAAGGTGCTAATCCGTAAGTTTTTGTTTTTAAAAAATTACTTGGGTCAAATGTTTCATAAATTTTTGAAGGACTATCCGGTAGATTAGAACCAACATTATCAGGGTTTGGTATAATGTCTTCATCTGCATTATCACTAACTCCGGCTCCAAATCTTAATTCTGTTTTTCCATCTGGTTTTCTGTAAGTTGTAAATCTTCTTGATACTCTTTTTAATTTTAACAAGTAAGGAGCATCATCTGAATATTGTGCTAATTCTGAGTCATTGTCTGAATTATTTTCTACTTCATCAAATACAGTATCTTGTGCTAAAGAATCAACTTCATTCCAATTGTTTCCGTCTGAGTCTACTACACTTATAATGTCTATGATACTAATGTTTGATAATTTAATTCTTGAATATTTTTTAGCACTTGTAAAAGTAAAATCTTCACTTGTAATGGCACCACTTTGTGCTTGAACTTGTTTTTTCAATAAATAAAATGTTGGTGAATCATTACTATCGGTTTCAAATACCGTAGTAACTCTTGGTGAAGAAGTTGTGTTGTTGTATCTGAAATCACAACCTTGTATTGTTCTAAAAGTTACTCCGTCTGATGTTTCAACACGAGCTCCAACCGGAATATTTAATGCATAATCATAATCGGGTTCTATACTTGAAGCCGTTCCTTTCGCTGGAACTAGTTGAAATATATCTAATGTTACTTGTGAAGGAGCTGTCAATCTTGGTTTGTATCCAAATGTTTGAGCCATTGCATAAAGTGTTCTTAATTCTTCTGAATATCCTAATAAAGATTCTTTAAATTGTGAATCAACATAATAAGACATAACATCACCGACATAAGATGCCATTTCAATAAACATCATACCAGGTGATGACTCGTTAAAATCTTGATATGTATTTGGATAATATTGTTTTGAAAACTCAATCAAATTATTTCTAATCTGAGAGAAGTCTTTGTTCAAATATCTTACTTCTTTATTTACTTTTCCAGTTTTATTACTTCTGTATGCCATTATTTACTCCTAATATCCACCACTAGTTGTTGTTGACTCTGATGTAGAGTCAAAATTTAATGTGATAGAATTAAATCTACTTGGTTCATAATTTAAAGAAAAATCAATATCTACTTTTGTTTCTGTTGGATTGGTTTCGCTTTGAATTACATCAACTTTTGCTATATCAATGTAAGGTAACCAAGTAGACATTGCTTCTTGTATTTCTTGTTTTATTCTTTCGGTTAAATCTTCTGTGTATTGTTCAAATAATAAATCTCTTAAACGAGAGCCGAAGTTAGGTTGCATTATTCGTTCACCTTTTGCTGTTAGTAAAAGATTTTTTATATTAGAACCTGCTTGTTCTAATGTTGTTTCCGTTTGTGGAAATAAACCTGACTTTCCTCTGTTGAAAGGCAACTTTAAACCGATACGAATATCTGGGTTTAAATCATTTTCTCTTGCACTTGCCATTATTTACCTTTTTTCTTATCTATAGCTTTCATTAAACCAGAATAATCTCTTGTCAGTGCGTTT